GTCCGTCGGTGTAGCTGTTGGCTGCACTCTCGGCGTCAGCCGCGAGTGTTTCAGCGTAGGTACGCGCAGCCGTAACGGTCAATGCGATTTCCTCTGCTGTCTGTGTGATAGCGGAGGACATTTCCTCGCTTGTAGGGTAAGCCTCTAACTGTCCGTCGGTGTAGCTGTTGGCTGCACTCTCGGCGTCAGCCGCGAGTGTTTCAGCGTAGGTACGCGCAGCCGTAACGGTCAATGCGATTTCCTCTGCTGTCTGTGTGATAGCGGAGGACATTTCCTCCGTTGTCACATAGTCTGCAAGAGTAATAGTAATTGCGCTCAATAACTCTTGGTCGGCTACTTTGAAAGCCTGGGTTACGGAGCTCTCTACGTTCCCTATAGCGTCGGTAACTGTCTGCTTGTACTCCGCAGAGATAGCGGCAGCTTTTACGCTGTCCGCTTGCAAAAGCATACCGTTAAGAGTCCCCGCAGTTATAAAGTCGGCGACTATTGCGCCGTCCATAGTCATTGCAAGAGCAAAGGTGCCATTATAACCCGTAGAGGAATAACCCAAGCCGCCGCTATTCCAGCGCCATACCCTTACAGCCTCCTCGATTGTGGGAGCGTCAAGTATAAGTATTTCCTGGGGCTTTTCTGCGGGGTTTAATACTACATATCCGCCCGAGTGTCCCGTAATAAGGTTTGTAGCGTTTAGTATAGCTTTTTTTAGCGCCTCGGCTGCTTTGCTTTCGCCTTGCTGTATAGAGGTTTTTAATTCCTCTATAGCCGCTTGCTGTCCGTTTATGGTGTCCGCAAGGTTGCTTTTGGCGTCGCCGAGCTCTACGCTGTTGTATTTTTCTTTTAGTGAGTCGTAGACGGTCTTAACAACCTTTGCCGTGGCGTCTACGCCAAGCTTTGGAAAGCGTACCGTTACTGTATCGCATAATTTGACTCGCTCAAGCGGTGCTATGTTTTTGTACTCCTCTGTTTGCCAAAGCTGCACAAAAGAAACGGTAATACTTATTTTAGGGGCACCAAGCTGCGCGGAGGAGGCGTAAGCCGTTGCTTTCTGTCTTAAAGCCTCCTCGGTTATTGCCTCACCCTCTGCGAAACGGTCTGTAAAGTCCATAATATAGGCTTTGCTGTGTCCGATATTTTCCGCAGCGGGTAAAGCTATAGTCTTTTCGGTGAGGAAAACGTAAACCTCCTGGCTTTCCGCGTCCTCGCCCTCTCCCTCTCGGGTGTATTTAGCATAGGGCATTAAATGCGTATAGCACTCTGCTATATTTGCCTCTTGGTTTAGGTCGTTAAGGTTTTTACCGTACTCGATTAAAACCCCGCTATTAGTGCCTCTGTGCTCGTGTAGTCTTACTATGAAATTGTCAAACTCATACTCTCCGCCCCATACGTCGAGTATAGAGCCTTTTTGCCCGCCCAAAACGGCGCGGACGGAGCAAGGCGTTAAAATTTCGGTGCTGTTAAAGGTCGAAATATCACTTACAGCAGTAAAAGGGCAAGGCAAGCCCGCATTTTCAAAAGTACGGGTTAGTGCCATTTGCGGAGTTGCGCTCTTAATAGAGAGTCCGAGCGTCGGTATTCCGTTAAGGTCGTAACTGATATGCTCCGCGCTGTATGTAACTACGCCTTTAAGAGGCTTGCTCGACTTATAAATACGGAAAAGCTGCGGCAAGCTCGTTTCGTTTGCTTTGGCTTTGATAATACAGCCCTCGGCTATATTCTCGTACCATTGTCCCGTTATAGGATATTGCAAGGAAAGCTCGTAGCTGCCGTTGCGTTCCTCGGTAACTATTGCCGATACCGTATCTTTCAAAACGCCTATGCCATTATGCGAAAAAATGCTCTCATTTTTTGCATACAAAATAGGTATCATAAGCAGCACCACCTCGGGACGAGTTCGAGGCTCTCAACATCACCAACCCAAGAAATAGTATTATCTCCAGGTAAGAGAGTAGGAAAGCCCGCTCCCGTCATTTTGTTATTTTGGGGCTGTAAGCCTTTATAAGCGTTCATTATTTCGGAGTCTATCTCTATATATCCGTCTACATTGTCGAGTGTAAAGGTGTCGTTATTTACGCTCAAAACAACCTTACCGCTGCCCGTTATTTTGATATAAGGGGCGGAGGGGTAAGCCTCGGAATTGTAAATAGAGCCCGCAGCTGTGAAAACTACGGGCTTTTGTCCCTCGAAAGAATACTTAAAGGGCTTGCAATTAAAGTTGAGCGAAAGCTCCCCGAGGTCGCGCAGCTCTTGCGCTACGTCTACCTCGTCGGAGTATGCGCCCAGGCGGTAATAGCTTTTGTCGTAGCTATCCCACAAAGGGAAATAGCCTTGCTCGGATAGGAGCCAGGCTTTTATTTGACGTGCTATAGTGCTAAACTCTTTTTCGGTAGCGTTTAGCAAAGTACATCTATAAGGAATGGTAATATTATTGTAGCGCCCGTTGTCAGTAATAAGGTCGCCGCTGCGTCCTGGTACGCTTGTATAGCTTATATCTCGAGCAGCTCCCTTATAGGAGCCTTTCTCGGCTATGAGCAGCCCAAACTCAAGGGAGCTACGGTCTTTGAACATAAAAAACGGTAATTTTTCCATTATGCAAATACTACTCCTTTTCGTTTGATTTTCTCGGCTATAAGCTCTAACAATAGGTCTACAAAGCCGTCTATATCCTCTCTGTTGTCCGCTTTGAGGTTTTCAATGTATATTGCCTTTTCCCCGAGTTCTATTTTAACTACGAGGCGTCCCTCTCCGCTGTTATTGCTTTGCGCTGATATAGCGGTAGCGTATTCCTTGTTTTCGCTTGCAGTAAGGACTCTTTCGCCCTTATGCAGCAACGCGGGGTACTCGTCATAGGGGACGTACTCAATACCGATACGGAGGCGCTTTAGCTCTTTTATGTTAAGTCCCAAGCCGCCGACGCCTGGCACCCAATCGGGTATTTTGAGTTTGTTTAGCCCTCTAATAAATACGTTTATGCCGTCAATTATCCAATTTATAGGCACCTTAAACGCGTTTTTGATACCCTCAAAAATGTTTGAGAATATCTTTACAACAGCGTCCCAGGCTCCGCGCCAATTACCCGTAAAGACATTTTTTACAAAGTCTATAATACCCTGGAAAACGCCTTTTACGTTTTCAAATACTTTCATAATGCCCTCGAGGGCGTTTTTGAAAACTCCGCTAATTGCACCCGCTACAGCCTCGAAAACTTTTTGCAATGGAGGCATAATTTTTTCGATTATGTTCTGCAATAGGCTTATAATAGGCGGTAATATAAGGTCGAGTAATTGCATTAACGGCTCAATCAATACTACTAAAATATCGAGTATCGGTTGAATTACGGGCATAAGAGCCTCGAGCAACGTTGTTATTACGGGCAAAATTGCCTCAATTATCGTTGTTAAAAGAGGCATTATTGTATTTACAAGGTTAATTAAAACGGGCAATACAGCCTCGATAATTTGCATTATCGGAGGCAGTAGCATTTCTATTAACTGTGTAATTACGGGCAATATTGCCTCGATAATTTGCATTGCAAGGGGCATTATTGTATTGATTAAGTTAATCAATACGGGTAAGATAGCCTCTATAATTTGCAAAATAGGAGGCAAGAGCATTTCCAAGCATTGAATAATAACGGGCAAAATGGCTTGTACTATCTGCAAAACGGGCGGCAAAATAGCTTGAATAAGCTGTATAAGAATAGGCAGCACCGTTTCTATGATTTGTAGCACAAGCGGCATAATTCCGTTAATTAGGTCAACCAAAATTGGCAGTATTTGCTCGATTATTTGCACCAGGAACGGCGCCAGCTGTTGTATGAGGCTTACTATGATAGGTAAAACCGTAGTAATTATAGACTCGATAGGCGGTAACAGCGTTTCTATCAAATTTAGCAGAATAGGTAACAGCGTTTCTACCAAGTCAAAAAGCGGAGGCAAAACCGAGTCGAAAACTTGCGTAATAATCGGAGAAAGCCTTGCAAATAACGCTTGTACCGCTGGTAATTTGCTCGTTACAAGGTCAAGCACTTTTTGAACGATAGGCAAAACAACGCCGCCTAAACTATTCATTATTCCGCCAAAAGAGCGCTTTACGGTGTCTATTGTGTCGGTAAATTTAACTCCCGCGTCTATTGTTTCGTCGGTCATTACCATACCGAGCTCGTGAGCTTTGTTTTTTAGTTCGTCGGTGCTTTCTGCCGTTTGGTTAAACAGCGCCGTTAATTCTTGTCCGCTTTTTCCGAATAGGTCATTAGCAAGAGCGGCTCTCTCGGTGGAGTCCTCCATACCTTGCATACCTTTTATAACGGCGTCGAAAGCGTCCTCGCGGGACATATTGTTTAACTCCTCCATAGATATACCGAGCTTGCCGAACATTTCCGCAGCCGACGAGCTGCCGTTCTTCGCGTCGTCAATCTTGTTAGTAAGAGTTTTTAAGCCCGTAGACATACTTGTAATTTCTACTCCCGATTGCGAGAGTACATAGTCCCACTCCTGGTAGGCGTCGCGGCTCATACCGAGCTTTTGACTCATTTTGTCTACTTCGTCGGCTGCTGCTGCGGTTTTTGACGCCATTCCAAAGGCAGCCGTACCTACTGCCGCCGCTCCCGCAACAACAGCGGTACCCATTGCGGCAGCTCCTTTTCCTATAGCAGCGAAAGCGGAGCCAACCTTTGAGCCGCTTTTTTCTGCCTTTTCTGTTGTAGTATCTATGCTTTTATCCGCCTCGGCGTTATCAATAAAGATAGTACCAAAAAGAGAAAATATACTCGCCATAGGTTAGCCTCCTTTCTGTTTATCAGCCACGATAATTGGGGCAAATTGTGCCATAATTTCCTCGGCTGTTTTTTTCTTTTTCGGTGTGTTTGGTATTGCGGAGTCGGAAAAAACTATTTTCAAAAATTCGTCGTAGCCTATAACCTCTCCGCTGCCCTTGATTTTTGCAGCTGCATAATTTACGAGCCATAAAGGATAGAGGCGTTTTTCGATTTCCGCTTTTTGCAAGCGTTCCTCCTCTTTGTTGGCATAAGAAAGCAGCTCACCGAGAGCCGCCAAAGGTAGACTCTCGATAAGCTGCCATTCGTAATATTTGTGCAGTAGCGTTAAACTTCTTGCTCTACTTTCTTTCGTAAAGCACGCTTGAAAAAATTTACGATACCCTCGTCGTGGATAATATCGTTAATAACTTCTGCCGCGTCGCGCTTTTCTGCCTCCTCTACGGTAATATCGTAGTAGGCAGCTACGAGGGGCGGTAGGTCGTCCGCAATTTTTCCAAGCTGCGGGGTAATTTCTGTAAGAATTTCGCAAGCAAGGACGCCTACTTTTTCTTTTGAAAGCTGCTGCATAGCGTCCTTTGTGTCCTTTGCGTCCTCGAAAATGTCAAGCCCCTTTAGATGTTCTACAACGGGCTTAATATCGAGCTTACCTACGATTTTAAGCAGCATAGGCATTGTTTTAATTGTCAACATAGTTTGGCTCCTCCTTAAACTCTGTTTTTATTCCTCGGGTGTTTCCTCGGGTGTTTCTGCTGCGGGTGCAGCTGGTGCTGTAGGTGTCGGCGCTGTTTCGATTTCTTCGACTTTCCACAAGTCGCCGTCGAGGTCGGTATGCGGATAGTGAGCCATAAACTCAAAAGCGAGCTCGCCCTCTGCCTTTTGTACGGCTTTCGCTGTCAAGCCGCCCTCGTGCATAGGGTTGTAAATGGTGATTTTCTTAAACTTACCGCCGATAAGTTTTGCAAACATTGTAATATTTTTGAGATATGCAGAAAGGGGAATAATACCCGTTTTGGGATTTTTAATCACCTTGCCCGCCTCGTCGGAAATTGTGCAGCCAGGAATAGCACGAGCGAGGTTTTCCTGGCTCATACAAAGAGTAGTAACCTTAATCGAGGCTGCTTGCTCCTCGATAACCTGGGCGCCCGCTGTCTTGCCGTGTCTGCCGTCAAATTCAATGTCGCGCACGGTTGCGCTTGCGACAAATTCGCCGCCGCCGCGAGTCGGGGCGAGGATTTTTTCGGTCGACTCTCCATAGTCGAGATAAATAACAGACTCGTCAATCTGGATATTTTCAATCTCTTGCTGTGTAAGATTTGTAACCATAGCGTTACCTCCTAAAAATAAAATAATCTTGCCGACATAGACAAGCGCCTATGCGCTATATCAAATTCGCTGTCGGCTACGGTGTTTTGGTTGTCAAAACCGATATGCCCGTACAAGCCAGGCGCAGAAATAATAGCGTTATAAAGCCCGTTGCGGAGGTTGTCGCAAGCTCGCTCGAGCTCTATTGCGGCGTTGTGGGCTTTTTCGTCCGCCCATACGTCAATATAGAACGAGGCGAGGTCGCCGCTCTCAAGGTCGATTATGTTTATACCGCTTACAACGGCGTAAAGCGCGGGCGTGTTTTTCGTCGGCGCCTCGTCGTATGTCGTCGGCAGAATAGTATTAACCCTCTCCGCAAGAGCCTCTATAAATGCTGCTGTATTCGATTTTATAGAGCATAACCTCCTCCCGTTTTAGCTGTTGTCTATTACTAAAGCCTGGCAAATAACCTCGAGGCACTCGTTTTTCACGGGATATGTACGGATAATTCTATACATTTTGCCGTTATACTCAAAGTGTCCCTCTCCGTTATAGTCGAGCTCTTTTATTTCTACGCAAAGCTCGGGGCGGTAGCCCTGGGCTTGCGCCTGGTAAAACTCATTACGCTTTACGCCTTTTGAATTACAAAAAACCTCGCGTTTTTCGTAGTCCTTGTAGGGTTTTCGGAGCGAGTCGAGCTTTTCCGTTTCTACGCATAAATAGCCGATTTCTCGCCAATACATAGCTACGCCTCCTCGATATACTCGCTTGATAGCTGCAAGTGCTTTTTTAGCATTTCGTAGCTGCTGCGGTATTTTTCCGCGTCTGCGTTATCGAGTCCAAACTCGGCTTTTACATAGCAAACAATAGCGCGCTTTATAAGAGCGTCGCTTTCGTCCTCTACCTTTGCAGCTTTAATACCGCCTAATAGGAGGTCGGCTCGTGCCGCTCCTATTAGGTCGGTAATTTCTGCGTCAAAATGAGTGTGGCTTATGCGTAAGTATCGGCGGACATCATAAACAAATTGCTTTGTTATTTCCGCCATAGGTTAGCCCTCCGATATTACGCAGACTTTTTAACGAGCTTAACGAAAGCGCCCAAGCCCGCAATAGCCTTACTGTCAAATACGCAAGAGCCGAGGTAGTCTACGCTGTTTGTAGCGAGTCCGCTGTGCTCGGACTTAACTACGGCAATATCCTGGGAGTAATTACCCACTACGTAGGAATAATCACCGAGGAAAGAAACGCCCGCAGCAAGAGAGCCCGTAAAGTAAACCTCGCAACCCATAATGTAGTATTTGCCGTTGGCAAATTCGATAAGGTTGTTTTTGCTCTTGTTCATAAGGGTATAAAAATCAGCAAAGAAAGTAGCCTTGCTCATAGCCCATACAGCGTTACGCTCGTAGCCGCTTGCAAGCATACCGTAAGCGGCTGTAATATTTGCCTCTGTTACGGCTGTAGTTTCTACCATATCGACGCCTACAGCGTAAGCGCCATTAGTGCCCTTACCGCCATTAGCTACGCCGCCAGGCTGATTGTTGCCCGTTCCAGCGAAAATATAGTTTTCAATCTTGCGGGCGATAGCCTCTGCAATGATTTCAACAATATACGCCTCGAAAGCGTTGATAGCCATATTTACGGTTGCTCTGCTTGCCTTTACGAGCTTTACAATTTCGTAACCCGTGAGGCTTACGGAGCCGAGGTTATCGGACGCAACAGTAATAGCTGCGTTTTCGTTGTGAAGTGCTGCGTCGGTGTTTGTACCCTCTACGGCAAACTTAAAGTTACCAGGTACGTGGAAAATCTTGCAACGCTGCAAAATAGGCGCAACCTCGTACATCTTCTTTACGATTTCGTTTGCGGTGCTTTCGGGGATAGCGGGGAGTGCAGAGTTTGCAGCGGTGCTGTAAGCTCTCTGCTCGCTTTCGGTAAGAGGCTTGCCCTGGAGGGTTTTAAGCCAAGCGGAGCGGTATTCCTTTTCGGTGTCTGCTGCGCTGTCGGAGCGTGCAGCTACGGGGACGGGAATTTCTGTTGCGGGAATAGTACCCATATTGATACCGTCGATAGTCTGCTTTCTCTTTTCGAGTTCCTTATACTCGGTGTCAAGGTCGCGGAGTTCCTTTTCGATTGCGTCGAGGTCTACCTCTGCGCTGCCCTGGAGCATTGTACGGAGCTCTGCCTTACGGTCGTTAATTTCTTTCATACGCTTAATAAACATAGTTTTTTCTCCTTGTCATTTTTTGATTTTTTGTTTTAACAATAGGTTAAAGCTATTAGCTTTTGGCGGCGTGCGCGTTCCTCCAACGCCTTAAACTCTTTTTCGTACTCCTCCGAAAAAAAGCTCCTTGCCGCTGTAATGCTCGTTTCGTTGTATGCGGGAAAATCCACCGCCGAAACGTCAAACAGCTTTTTTATTTTAGTTATCGTTCTTGTGTGGGTTTCTCTGTCATAAGAGCACTCCCTCACGATAAACGAAAAACTCATTTTATCAACGCGGCGCTTTATAACGTCGCGGTGTAAATTGCGGTGTCGCTCGTCCTCGTTGTCAAGGTGCGCCGCAATATCGAGCCCGCGCTCGGTAATGGTGTAGTCGAGTGATTTGTTACGGGTGCGAGCATATACTGTCGCGTCGTTCTGTCCGTGATTTCGGTTAAAAATAAAGTCCGACATATCGCAACCGTCAAGAGCTCCGCGAGCTATTACCTCTTTGTACTGTATACCCTCTATTTCGCATATAACAGTAGGGGTATCAAACACAATAGGGGTACCTCTCAAAATAAGCTCTTTATTTTCGCTGTCGTCAAGGGTTATAAAGGGCGCTGCCGCTCTATACTCCCTCTCGTTTGGCTTGTAAGGCATAATTATTCGTCCTCCTCTCCGTTTGTATTGTTTTCTTTAGGCTCTGTACCCTCTGCGGGTGGTGTTTCTTCGCCCTCTTTGGGCGGCTCTTTTTTTGGCTTGTCGCCTAATTGGTACTCGTCGGCTTTTTCGGCGTTTACCATATTTAGCGTTTGTACGCGGCGCTTGCCCTCCTCGCCGCCAATAGGCGGAAAGCCGAGCGTTACTAACGCCTGGTCGAGCATTAAACCGCCGATTTCGGAAAGATACTTGACAGCTGCGAGCTTGTCGGACAGTTTCGCATACTGTAACTTATTGCCAGCTGCGACAATTTCGTTACCGTACCCGCGCTCTTTGTTGGAAAACAAACAAACGGTCAGCGCTTGCTCGAGCTGCATAAAAAAAGGCTTAATTTCTCCCTCGTAAAAGTCGTCCTCGTCCTCGGGCGACGCCTTGTTTTGCACTATATTTTCATTTGTGCCGAGGTAGTCGTATATCTCTGTTTTTATGTATTGTAGCTGTCCTTGCGGCAATGGCGCTTGTTTGTCGTTGATAGGCGTATACTCGTATTTGTTGTCGGTTACTATAACGCCCGCGCCGTTGTTTTCCATTTTGAGGTTATCGCGTATAAACTCGTCGCGGCGGGCTTTTAAGTCCTCGCTTTTCGTAGAGGCTTGTACTTTGAGTATGCCTCTTACTACTGCTACGAGTTCCGCAAATTTGCTCATAGATTGATTGAACGTGTCCGCCGTTTTTAGAACGGACATAAGAGCGTTATTGCTGCTGCCGAAAATCTCGTTATCGGCAAACATAGAGCCGATATGTATAATATCTGCATACGGGAAAGTATAGCTATTGCCGTTATAAAAGCGGAATTTCAAAAAGAGCTCGCCTTTGTAGTCGAGCAGCTTAATTTCTTGAGCATTGATATTATAAAGCGCCGTTAATTTGCCCGTATATTCGTCCCAAACGGGGAAAGCAAAAGCATTATTATAAATCTTGTATTGCGCCGCCATACGGTAATAGAATTTATAAGCCGTTGTAAGCGGGTTAGGCTGCTTTTGCAAAATAAAATTTAACGGGCTGTCCTCTACGTCGAGTAGTTTTCCGTCGCCGCGTCGTATGTGCCTCGGCTGTATTGTTGCAGCTCTGCGAGCGAAAGAATGAACAGCAGCGCGGACGGTGTTTACCTCCCAGGCATTGCCCGAGAATGGTACAAAATTCGATTGATAAGAATTTAAGAGCTTGTATTCGGTATAGCCCTCTGTTTGTTGAGGTCTTTTACCGAAAATAGCCTCAAAGAGTCCTCTTTTTTCTTGCATTTATTCACCCCACATTGTACATATAGTCGTCAAAGTATTTGACATAGATAACCCAAGCATTTAATAACGATACTGCGCCGTCTATTCGGCGCTTGTCGGTAATTTTTACGGGCTGTATATTGTTTAAGCCGCTTTTCTTAACGGCGGTATTTGATAAGCACCAAAGCAAAATAGGATTGTTATTATAATTAACGATTTTGTCCGCAAGAGCTGCGCCCATTTCTCGCATAGGCTGGCTCCAGGTGAAAGCACCTTGCGCGACGGGCTCCATAGTAAAACCGTTTGACTTCATTTCCTCAACCCAATAGCCCGCTAACGCTCGGTCATAACCTACTTTGAAAGCGTCTATTTTGTGTTCTTCTCTCATTTGCACAAACCAGGCTGTTACATCTGCAAAGTTTACTCGGTTTCCGTCGCATACGGTGAGTAGTCCTCGTTCCGCCCATAGCTTATAGGGTGCCTCGTTTGTGTTCTTTTCCTCGAGCAGCTCAATTCGAGCGCGGGGGAGGAAATATTGCTGCAATACGTATACTATGTTGTCGCCTGGCTTTCTTATAAGCAGCGTAGCAGCTGTTAAGTCGGTAGTAGCCGATAGGTCGCAACCGCCTATAGCGTAGGTATTGTAAACCTCCGACATATCGAAAGTAGCGGCGTTTTTGATTTCCTCAAAGGATAGCCAAACGTTGCTCTCGTTTTCCCTTATGTTAAAGTCTTTACATAAAACGCCTGGGAGGTCGGCGGGGTTGTTTTTTGCCCTCTCGACAAAACTTGCCAGGGTTTTATATTGCTTTATCTTTCCGAGCCCTGGATTTGCTTTTATCCACATTTGAGGGTTAGTCCATTCCTCGCGGGCGTCGAGTTCGTAAAGTATCGGTAAAAATGTATCGTCTTTTTTGGTACCGTCTGCAAGCTCGCAAGCAAGCTCGTACATATTGTCGAAAATGCACTCTCTTACAGTACCCGCTGTCGTAATCATAACTACAAGCGGCTGTCGGCGGCTCGAGGTTGATTGTTTCATAACCTCGTATAAGTTTCTGTCGCGGATAGCGTGCAGCTCGTCTATGATTACAGCGTGAGAGTTTAAGCCGTCAAGAGTGTTTGAGTCCGAGGCGAGCGCCTCAAATATTGAGGAGGTCGCGGGGAAATAAACATCATTACGGCGCTTTTTAAGCAACGCCCGCAGCTCGGGGCTTTGCTTAATCATATTAACAGCCTCGGTAAGTACCTTTTTTGCCTGGTCTTTTTTGGTGGCTACGGAGTATATTTCCGCTGCGCCCTCGTAGTCGGCAATAAGCATATATAACGCAATACCCGAAAGCAAAGTAGACTTACCGTTTTTTCGTCCGCATAGAAACATAGTTTCTCTAAAGCGGCGGTAGTCTGTTTCCTTTTCGAGCCAACCGAAAAGGAGCTGTATATACGCCTTTTGGAATAATTCGAGCTCAAGAGGCGCTCCTATAGTTCCTTGCGATTGTTTGCAGAAAGTTTCGATAAAGACTATAGGACGCTCGCCCGTTTCCTCGTCGAAATAATACGGCGAGTCCTCGGCGGGTGCGTCCATTTCCGCAACAAGTCGAGAGTAGACAGCTTTAACGCGCCTACTCGTTATAATTTCGCCGCTCTCTATGCGGCGGTAGTATTCTTTAACCCAATTCAAGCCTTTTTAGCTGCCTTATTTGGTTTTGTAACAAACTGCATAAGAGCTTGTCCCGCTTTCTCCGCCTCCATATTCGGGGAGAGTTCGGAAAGCTGCTTAATTGTCGCGTTATAGTTCTTTACCATTGCGTTATAAGGCTGTAAAAGAGGGTGCGCTCGCTCAATAGTGTAATTGCCTTGCGGCATTTCGACTACGAGCCCGTCGAGGTTTATTTTTTTCTCCATATCCTCCAAAGAAACGAGCATATATGCGGCTCTTTCGATTAACTTTTCTGCAATTTCGAGCTGTTCTTTGGGTAGATTTTTGTAGATTTTCTTAATTCTTTTCTGCTCTTTCTTTTGTCGCTCATATAATGTAGAGTCCACTCT